CTGTGAAGGTGTTGGTGTGTACTGTGTCTGCGTAAGGGATGGTTTGAGTACCAGACGCATCTACCACTTCCGTGCCTGATCCATGCCCCTTAATTCCTGTTCCAAGTGTTCCACGTCTTAGTTGTCCCAACGTGTTACCTGATAATGTAAAGTATTCTATTCTCTCTTTGTCTATGAATATGACCCCTGGGGTATTGCTTGCCGCGTCTGGTGTTGGCAACACACTTGCATCTGCCACTGTGATTGTTTGTGTGCCTTCTGTCATATCTATTGTTAATTTTGTAGTCGCATTTTTTGAAATACGTTTGTAGAACGTCCTGTTCATCATGTCTTTGAATATCCTGAATCCTGTGGCACTGACCGCTGAATCAACTGCAAAGTACATGACATCAAGCCTATCTGATGATGTTATTGTTCTTCCATTGACTGTGACGGTGTTTCCGCTTACCGTGTAGTCACTACTCTGTAAAAGTTGCACACCGTTCAGCCACACATAAGTGTAACCAGCATTCAAAGTGTCAAATCTCAATTTGAAAACGCCTGATGATCTTCCTTCAAGTACTTCTCTCCTCTGTTTCATGCCAAGAGCATTGTTGAACGTTGTCACTGACAACACATCATTAGCAGTCAAACTGTAAGGTGATGTTATCGCACTAGGCACTAGCACTAGGTCTGCATCTGTGCCACCGTCTACGAAGTACTGATTGTCCACCAATGTTGAAATACAAATCACATCTGTTGTTGTGGGAACAGATGCAGTAACAAATTCCACGTTCTGATTTCCTGTATCAACTGTGTAGTGTGTGTTTAGATCTTTCTTGACACCATTCACAAAAACTTCTACCTGCGATGCTGATGAAATAGTTTTAGCAGGATCAACTGTTGAATCATCTTCCAATCCTGAAACCACACCATACGTGTAAGTGCTTCCGTCTCCTACGTAGTATGTGTTATCTGGCCCACGTAGCACCCTGCCATTGACCTCGACCGTTGTCAGACCAGAGAATGGTCCTATCGCACCAGGTGGGAAAGTCAACGCATACCTGTTTGTTGAACCATCGTATGTTATTGCTTCATTCCTCACACTTGCAAAACTTCTAGTCGATGTCGATGATTTGTTGAATCCCGCAATCTGGATAAATGTGCCTGCATTCGGTGCCGTGTTGAATGTAACCGTGATCGTGTTTGCAGAAGTGGATGTCGTGAGTGCCGTTGTAGGCACGCCATCCACTGTAACGTAGATGTCCGACGTGGTTGAATCTAGATTGAATTCTCCCCTTGTTGATGTAAGGTAAGCGGTCGTAGATCCATCCCCTGTGAATGTGTTCAACACCCTGTAATTCTCTCCGGATATCGCAAAAACTTTAGTAGATATCTCAGTATGGTTCGCGGGTGCAGTATCAAATGTGATCGTTTTGTTACCGACATCGATCGTGTAATCAGACACTGTTGAATCCAATGCACTGCCTTTCTGCACGACACCATCCACTGCCACAGTAACTGATCCCAGTGTGCCTGGGAAGTCACCGATGCTGAAAACTGTTGTGACACCATCACCTCTGTAATTCTTGTCTGATATGAAAGGCACTCCAGACTCCGGTGAAGTGTAAACTTTGATGTCTACCGTGTCAAATATCTGTCCCGGAACAGTCTCCTCGGGTGCGTAACTTGTATCAGGAGAAACGAAATCGTCTCCCTCTAATATGATATCACTTGGTGCTTGTCCCAACGCTGAAGTGAACAGGCCTCCTTTGACTATGGAATCTAATGTCCTGTCATCTACTGGGGAAAGCACTCCGTCGTCATCAAAAGGTATAAATTCAACCAATGCATTCTCTTCTGCAGTCTCACTTATGGTAAATGACACTGTTGAGCCGTCACCCCTGATCACATCTGGAAGTTTTTTCCTTGTGCTGTCATCTTGTGTAATATAAACTTGAAACACTTCACTACTTGCAGGTGCCGTGGCAAACGTATAGGCCGCGGTTGAACCATCTGCTCTGAAGGCCTTCACTTTCGAATCTCCGTAGTTGTCCCATGGGAAATCATACCAACCCTCGTTGTCCCAACCCGATTCTTGTGAGAACAGTAAACCTGTCACCATTGTACCACCATAGTCAACACCGGTCATCACTTGGTCCAGTTCATTGCCCGGCATTCCAGATCCTGGTGTGTAGAAACCTTTTGTCCTGTCGGCCGCTGTAAGGCCTGTCTCGTTGCCGTACACCTTGTACACGCTTCCTATGTTGTCGTCGAAGTCTGTTGAAGCAGTGAAGGCATTTGTGACTTTGTACAGTTGATTGTTGTGTCTCAGAAGATCATTGTAGGCGTATGCCGTTGATGCCGTCCAATCTACAACCCTGGATGTGCTAGACACCCTGTCAAATTTTATAGTTGTGTCAAAATCTCTCACCAGGTCGTTGTTTAGATTTGCGTATGCCTTTGCTTGGTCCGTCACTGTCGTGCCGTCTGTCTTTCCACCAGATAAAACAATGGTCGGTGTTGTTGTGTAATTTGCACCAATGCCTGTGACTGTGATTTTGGTTACTGCCCCACTTTGTATCGTTGCTGTTGCAGTGGCCCCCGTGGTTCTTGGCGTCACATACATCTTGAACACAGTGGACTTGACATCTGTTGACTCGATTGTTGAAGCAGTTGGTCCGTAGAATGTGCCTGTCAGTCCGTCAAAAGTGTATGTCTTGGTCGTTCCCGAACCTGAATTCTGTGTGTCATGGATCTCTGCCTGTTTTTCACTGGTGAACAACGGATAGTAGTATCCGAACTGTCCACTTGTTGCACCGCTTGAACTGGTTGCCTGTACCTGGAATGGTCCCGTTGATCCCACTGTGCCGCCCAATATGGTCACTGTTGGTGCAACTTCGTATCCTGATCCACCTGCCGTCACTGTGATAGACTGCACATACTTCTTGTGGTAGTCGTACCACATCTGGTGTGGGTATTCTGTCAACTTGTCTGTGTCTCCCTCAACGTCGATGCTTCGTATCTTGCCTGTTGTGGCATCATAGAAAGTTGGGTTGTCGAAATCTGTGTATATGCCGTCCTGTGTCTCTGTCTTGTCGTACCCAAGTTTGTACTCCCGTAATTTTGTGTGGAACGGTTTGACCTCGTTTATGTAGCTCTCAATCCAGGAATCTGTCCCAGTGGTGTATGACTTCCTTTGATCTAATTGTCTGACACTGTTCTTTGCGTTTATGAATGATGTCTTGAACATCCAGTCCACATATATCTGCTCCGAAAGGACTTTCCTCAATCCCGTGAAGAACAGAGTGTTGTATTCTACTGCGAGGTCATTGATAAACAAGTCATCTCGCAATGCAGTCAATATCTTTCTGGTCTCCTCACTTGGTTCTTGGTCAAAGAAGTTTTCATCGAATATGTCCTGGCCTGCGAATCCGAATGCGTCTTGTGAGTAGTCATAGAGACTGGTGCTCAATCTAATCGTGCCATTTTCTGTACCAACATTTTTGAAGCCGTCTGCTGTCTTCATGAAAAGTTTCCAACCGCCTGTGTCTGCGTTTGTTACTTTGACATGTTTGCCTATCGCGAGATCTAAAGTGTCTAATTCGTATTGGAACTTGACCTGTTTGTCAATGGGTGTGTTTTCATCATGGACCATTTCGTGTACTGCGGGATCCGTGCCATACCAGTCCGTGTAACTCCAATAGGCAGAAGTGTTGTAAATCTGTAATTTAGTCCTAGACCATACTGCGCCGTCCCATTTGTATATTGCCCAGTAGTTGTTGGCAGTCTCGTCTGCCTTCACCAAGTAGTTCACTGTGCCCGATAAGTCTCCTGTGTTGATGTAGGTCAACTCAGCGTATGTCTGCACAGAAGCGTCCCATTCGAGACTCTGTGCTGTGGGTTCTGGATCTGCAGAATCTAGATTGGTCAGACTGATCTGTCCAACCAATTGTTTTTTCTTCAACACTGTGTTGGCATAGTCTATAATTTCCTTGAGTGCTTCGTACCTGTCGATGTACCAACTCTGCCTTGGCCGTGTGTTGTTGCCATACCTATCGTTGACAGAAAGGTCCGGATCTGGCACAAGATCCCCTGTTGAATTTTTGCCTATCAAAGAGTCCCACCAACGTGTCTCTATCTGTGATCCTGGTCTGAAGTCCTTGTCGCCTTCCCTCACCAACTTCCAGACGCTGTGTGCGTCTCCATCGAACGAGTTGGTCCTGAAATCCATGTTCAGGACTATTGAGTCTCCCGCTAAGCCTTTGATGTTGTTGAGTATGAACTTGTTTGTATCTGTAACAGAATAGTATCCGATGTCGAATCCACCCGGATTCCTAATTAGGTTGGCAACATATGCCACGGTGTTTTTCCTTGTAACCACACTGTTTGCAGGCATGTTAGTCTTGCCCTTCACCCAGTAGTAATAGTAATTCACAAACGTATCCAGTCTCGAATCATATCTCTGTGTCACTGTGTACTGTGAATTATCTCCGTACAGAGCCGTGCCTGACAACACCTGTGTAGCCAGTTCACTCCTCAGGTTCCATTCGCTAGGTAAAATCCTTGATTCTACCCACTCGTAGACGTCTATGCTGGAACCTGGGAAAATTTGTCCCCAGTGGTTGTGTTTGTATTCCTGTGTGTCTTGCTCATACCACAACCATTTGACTGTTGAAAGATCCCACCATACCTCTCCCACATGATTCTCTGCCCATGGCGTGCTTGTGTTTGCATTGTCGCCCACGTTGTAGGTGGCCGGATCCCATGCGGTTTTGATGTTGATCTCTCTGTCTGCCACACCTAGTAGTCTGCCCTTGACCGGATCGTAAAGATCATAATAACCTCGTATCTGTTTGCTCCCCACATCAAAATCAAAAACTTTCCCCAATTTGTCAGTGTCGATCAGCGCCGTCTCTGTTACGATGTTGTTCCAAGCGTACTTGCCTATCACTGTGAGATCGTAGCATGAAACTGTGCCATCATTCACTAACTTTGTGCTTCCGTCCCCGCCGGTGTTGCCGTCATCTTTTGGTGCTCCAACGAAAACTGAATTATCGATTATGCATACACCACGTCCAAAATCGTCACTCTCCGACATGTTCTCAGATGTCAATCTGTCATCAATTACAAATTTGGTGTTGTACATAGTGGCCGTGAATGCTCCTCCCGATTCAGTGTTGGGATCTACTATGTTTGTGTCCTGCAGATCAAATGTGGTCTCGCCAGAATCAAATTTCATTTCTCTTGAACTGGCAAAGTTTTCCGCTCCTATCACAAGCCGCGATCCGTCGTCATTGAGATCTAGACTTGTACCGAACTTCATGTTAGCGTGCGAACTTGGTGCAGTGATTGTTTGCTGTAAGGTATACGTGTTTGTAGAGCTGTCTGCATTCCATTTGTAATAATAGATGGCACCTGAATCAGGATGTGCTGTTCCGTCAACTCCCGGTGCACCGATCACTAGCGTTGTGCCGTCCTTGCTCATTGTGATAGAATCACCAAAAGCGGTATTCAATGATGACCCATCACTGGCCACTCCTGTTATGGTCTGTGCCAGAGCAAAGGAATTAAGTGTACTATCATCATTGGCTTGTGAGGTCTTTATGAATATCTCCACCTTGCCTGCGTTTCCGGGTGCCAGTGAGCTCACTGCAAGTATGTCACCGTTGTCGTTTGCTTCAACTCTGTGTCCGAACCTTTGTCCTGAACCACCATCTGGTGCCTCTATCGCAGTCTCTGACGTCCATGTGTCATACGTGGATCCATCGGCGCCAACTCCCCAAGTGTACATGTACACTCTACCTGTGTCTGTGGCATGTCCCGGTGCCGAAACGAACAGGTACTTGTCCGGTGTTGTCCTGATTGATAGTGTTTTTGGTTCTGCAATTTTGTGTGCCCAACCAAAGTTAAGGTCGACGTTCGAACTTGACCCATCCGTGGGTGCTGAAATTGTGTTCAATATGCTGTACTGGAATAAGACAGGATCCCAAACATATATCTTGATAAGGCCTGAATCGATGAATCTGGTGCTACCATCAGGTCCGATCGCATTGGCGAATGGCGCACCTGCCACAATATAATTATCGTCTGTGCTGATGGACAGGGATTCACCAAGCCTGCTGGTGTTGTCGTCGTTGTCCGTCATAGTCACTGTGGCCTGTGATTTGAAATCATTCCCAGGTGAGGCCTCTGATCTGAACATGAAGTGTATCTCACCTTGTCCCTTCCCTGGTGCGGAAACAGCCAATAGCCTGCCATCATTACGTGCAACTATCCTGTGTCCAAATTCTTGTTCCGCGGTGAAATTGTCCGGTGAGAGTGTTAACTTAGTGGAATAAGGATCTTGCTTCTCGTACACACTCCATGATCCCGACCCGTTGTTGTCCGCATATACCTTGTCTCCTGGTTGTTCGATTGACTCATTTTTGTCTACGAAATCATCATAGTTCAACAAATCATTCACATTGTCCATTGTGGCTAATCTCACGGACACGAACCTGTATACGTTGCCATAACTGTCTGCGGTTGATCCGTCCTCCAGTGCTGGGATGAATGCCAAATTACCAGCGTAATTGAAGATCACCGTTTTGTGATCTGGGGTTGATGATACTTGGTAAACACCATTCATTGTTTCTTCCTCACTGTTCGATATTCCAAAGTAATCGGCCTCGGCTGTCGTGGTGCCCGCTGATAACTTGTGTGATCCTGTGAATGTGATCTCCAACTGTGATGCATTGTTTATGGTGTTCAATGTTGCTATCTTAACACCTGCATTTGATATCCTTAAGACGTCCCAATCAAGATTGCTCTTGTTGGCCACCCATACAAGGTCATTGGGAGTGATAGCATTCATGTCCAGGTTGGCAAGGTCCGCTATTTTGAACGCAGTGTGTTGCACCTGTGTCAGTTGTGGATATCCCGCCGGTTTGAAGACCTGGACCGTGTCCCTGGTCACACCTTGTTGGCTGTAGTCGTATCTTTTGAAAGTGCTTGATGCCGTGTACTCAACAGGCTTGTAATATAAATCAGTCTTCACCACACCAAGTGATCGTGTATACTCTTTCGAGTCAGACGATGCGTCCAACAATTCGATGCTCTGCGGATCGGCAGTGACCTCATTGCTTTTCAGTGTGATTTGTATGTTCTCAATAGAATCTGTGTTACCAAATCTTCCAGTCCTGATCATCCACTCTGGGTACAGGTCTAGTGAGATATCCTCTCCCTCGTACTGGGCTTTCAAGATTTTGTCTATGGCATTCTGCGTGCCTTTCTCCCTGATATAACCTTGATAGAACTTGTATTGTGACACATCATTGACAAAGAGGTTCTCTAGGTAATCCCTGCTTTGGTATCCTATCAGCCTCTGGGCCAACTTCTGTTGTGATTCATCAAAATTGTTGGTCTCAAGATTGTAAAAGTCATTAAACTGTGAGATCTTGTACTCAAAGTTTGGTATAAGTTGTGGTGCTGGCTTGTTGGCTTTCAGCGTCCAGTTGGCTGTATCAAATTTTGATCCTGAATTATGATTTGTTTTTGCAACGTAGAACTTGCCTTGGTATTCAACGCTGTTGCCTATCGTATAGTCTGTGTTTGCCAACCAGTATGTAACCTGTCCAGCATCGAAAACGAATCCTGGTGCGTAGTAGTCACCATTCCAGCCAGCGGTCTTCCAACCAACTAGTTTCAGCCTCTGTTGTCTGAATCCCGTGAATGGATCATATATTTTGTCTGCGAACGCTGTGCTGTTGTCAAACAACAGTACGTGTTCCTTCTGCACAGTGTTTAGTGCTATATTGTAAAGGCCCACTGTGGGAGATTTAAGAGACAGTTCAAACGTCTTGCCTATACGTTTGGTAGATATCTCGCTCACATCGATCTTCCTGCCACCTGAATCCAACAACGAGTAGTCACCTGCAAGATTACGTAGTGTGCCAACTATGCTGTTGTTTGTGTCTAACTCGAAACCGTCGGCCGCGGGTGAAACCGTTATAGCACTGCCTGGTTGCCATTCCTGCGTGGTCCAGAATAAAAATTCCCTTACTGCATTTCGCCAGTTCAGTGTTTCTTTTAATTCATTTGAAAACTTGTCGAACCTGAATCCTTGTTGCCCTAAATAATGTCCATATCCTGCCAGGAAGTCTGCTACGTCTTGTATTGTGTCGAACACATGTCCATAAGGTATGGTCTGTGTGGCCTGTTGGTATGATGCATACTCCTTGATAATCAGCGATCCCTCCACAGACACTGGTGTTGATGATGTGGTCTTGACTGGGTAGTTGAAGTTGAAATAAGGTTTGACAGTGCTGTAGCCTAACACCTTGTATCCTCCTAACACAGTCGATCCATCCTGACTGATGTCTGTGTTCTTTTCTATCAGTACACCCGAATATTGGAAACTTTCCACAGGATTGGATGTCCTAAACATGATCTTGTAATTCTCGTCTGGTATGAATTTAGAGCCTGACGTTGATCCAGGTGACACACTGTCTGTCAATACCTTTATGTTATCCTTGTCTGTGAATCCTCCCAATTTATAGGCCAACTGCACAGAAAGATTCTTTTTCTTATTGTAGTAAAAGGTCGCAACATCTAGATTCCTCGAAACAAGGTGATTGACTATCAAAGGTTGATATCCTGCTGTCTGATATCGCGTTGTCACTCCCGTAGTATTATCAGTTTCTGTTTCCAAATGGTATTTGGCTGTTGCCAATGAGGGCCTGATGCTTGTGTCTTTATCTATTTGATTTCCTGCTGTGTTCGTGGTCAGTCTTGAAGGATCAAAAAAGTTTGAGAAGAATTTGGCCGGTCTAGTAAGTGCCAGAGCCTTCATCACTGCGAAAGGGTAAGAACTTGATCTCCTCCAAGCCGTTTCCGCTGGTCCTTGATCTCCAAACTTCCATGCGTTCTGCCTTCCGGGAATGTCATAGTTGTCTACCAGTTGTGCCGCCAAAGGATCTAACAGGTTACCAGATGCATCAACCGGTAGGTGATCTCTGATCGATGGCTTGCCGTATCGTCCAGGTTCTGTTGCTATAGCATTCCATAAAACATCATTACCTGATGTGTATGGTGCTTTACCGTACGTGGATTCCCAATCTGTTGGTTTCTCCGAATGACCGAACATCTCCCATGGTCTCACATGTGGTGCGTCTGTGTCGTAGAAATATTTGTATATGCCCCTCCAGTGTCCTGGTAGGTTCTCATCAATCAGCCTTGCTTTTGATCTTGCGTAGTTGTAAGTGAATGGTGATCCTTCTGAGAAAACCGTGTTGTTTATGTACTGAACGTTGTTACGTCCCGCCCACTGATAGAAGTCTGGTCCCATCACGTTGTCTATTTCCTGCAGGCTGTATTCCGTTGTGGTGAAAGCACTAGGCAATACATCATGTATGTCCACTAATGTTGGATCATACGTAACTTTTATATTGTTGTAGATCCTTTTTTCAAGTTCTAGTATCAATTCGTCTCTTTCATCGCCATACCCTTTGATGATAGATCCGTCATGCTTCCTGACCACTGTTGTATCGGTCAAATAACTTGTGTCTGTAAATGTTTCAGGCGTGAACTTGGGATACATTCCAAGTTTTGTGGGCGATGGTGGCAGGTAACTGCCTGTTGTATCAGCGTAGTCCTTGATTACTATCTTGTCGCCTTGTGCCAATGTCTTGCTGACAGTGACGCTGTCGTCCGTTGTGCTGAAGGTGTAGTCTGCGCCTAGCATCAATTGAACTCCGTTTAGGTATACGTACACTGCCCTGTTGCTCAATGTTGTGATATCATGTTGCGAGTCAAGGGCGTAGTCTGTCTGTGATGCTCCTTGCACTGTGTAGTTCCTCGTTGAAGCGTTCTGTCCCCAACCCACCATGTCCTCGTAGTAGAACGGGAACGTGCTGTTCCTGCCTGGCGTGATTGCGGCGATTATCTCGTCAACCCTGTCCGCGGCTGTTCCTTCGTACGCTGTTCCTGTAGCGTGGGTAAGAAATGCGTTGTACCACTTCTCGTACTCCTGATTGCCATAATCGGTTGCCGTTATAAAGTTGGCATCCTGGTCAATGAGGCCAAACATGGCAGGAGGTAGTGCCCCTTCATGCTGGTGAATGCTACCACCTTTCAGTCTAGCATCTGGCTTGTCTCTTAGGTTCGATACACCAGGTATGGCACCTGTTACGTCTTGGTTTCTGTCAAATATGTTCTTCACGTGATCCAACACTTGTCCCATCGTGAATGTGCCCAACTGTTGGTTGAGGCCGTTTGTTGCCAGATTTTCCGGCACCTCGTAAATTCCTTTGTCGGCAACTTTGTCCGCACTGCTGTATCCTGCTATCCTGATTTGATCGTCGACCTCTAGTTCTTTTGTAAATTTTACATATTTGTTTTTTGTCCCTGTTTCAACTGTGTAATCTGTTGAAAGTGTTTTCCTTGAACCGTTGACCGATACCGATACTTCAAGATCTGTGAGGTCCGCTGAATCCTTGAAGAAATCAATCGGAAATAGTTGTGTCTCCGTTGCATCGACTATGAATGTACGTACCACACGCTGTTTACTCTCATTGGTCCTTTTAATCCAGGCACTCCGTGAGTTGTGTGTGTTTATACTCGTCGTGTAATGTAGGTGTCCCTCTGCTAGGTTCTTGGTCACTGTCTGTGACCCACTCAGGTAAGTGAACGTGCCCGACGTGTGATCCGAATCAAAAACTATGTCTCCAACGTTGTTGATTGTGCTGTACTTGACCTTGATTCCTAACACAGTGTCAGTGGTCGCTGTGTCCGAGGTTGCAAAAGCGAAGGCCTTTGCTCCTGCGAAAGTTGAATTTGGATACTTGGTTGTGTCATCGAAGGATGTGTGATCGTTGTCCCACATGCCAAACAATGGTTGTTGGTTGACCCCTGTCTTCTCTTGTGCCTCTATGAAAGATTCCGAGGTTCCGTCATATCGGAATGTCTTGCCTTGGTTTACTGCGCCAAACTCTATAAATATGGAATCGTTGTCCGCTGGTTTGGCGTCAGAAGCCTCCGTCAAGTTTATTACCAGTGTTGAATCTCCGCCTGTGACGAAGTTTACATCATATATCTTGTTCTTGACCAAGGGATCCGTGTCTGCGGCGAACACAATCCTCATTCCATCTGCCAGCGCCAATTTGTCCACACTGTAACCTGTCTGCTTGACCACGGCACTGAATGCGTCAGTCGTGACTGTATCATACAATGTCACAGATCTTTTTGCCACCGTCCCGTGATTGTAAAGTGCTAACCCTGAATCAAATTCTATGATCGGTCTCTTGGCCCTGCCATCCTCGTCTAGCACAGGTGTGAATCCTCCGACCCTGGCCGTCTCCTCTATGACAGACTTATGGAACCATCTGTTGTATCTAGACCATGCATTTTGGTCCAGCGAATCTCTCTTGATCGAGATGTAATCTTTTGTTTCAGGCGTGTAGAATGCCTTGGCGTATGGTCTCGTGTCGTATCCTGCTTGATCGTACAGTATTGTAGATTCAGTTGCATAACTGCCTGGTGTGATTAAGTCCTCCACATCAGTAAGCGTTATTGCATCGCCAACACCTTCCACATAGTATTCCTTGTCTTGGTATGAGGAAGCAACCAATGATTTCGTGAACTTGATCTTCATTCCGTTGGATAAATCCAAAGTCCTCAGGCTGTAGTTCTTAACGCCGACTATGTCATCTTCCACATTGATTGTTGAAGTGCTTGAGACGTCTTTGATCTGCAGGATGCCATACATGGCGGCATGGTTACCACACTGGTAATATAAAGTGTTTGGTGCACCTGTTGGCACCGTGAATGTGACTGTGCCGTATTGGGCACCATTGTTTGTGACACCAGTGTCATAGATTGTTGAAGTAGAGCCATCAGCCGCTACTCCTGATGGATAAGGTTCAGTCATTATGTAGAATGGATGACCTGTTGCCTTCACGTTAAATTTATATGTGTTGCCCCTGTACAATACAAGGCTGGGATTGTTTACATTTTCCCTGTGGGTGAAGTTGTAGGCGCCTTTTGCCAAGTTCTCCACGGAGTATTCAGCCACTGCATTGGGTCCAACGGAGTCAATTTCTATGGCTCCTGGTCCGTCCGGCATCCAGTAGTATTCCCTGTAGTTCACCAACTTGTCATAGTCTATTGCCGGATTCCAACTGTATACCGTCTCCTTGTTGAGCCTATCGTGATTGCCAGTGTGGCCGCCCAGGTACTTGATCTGGCTGATGTAGTCATCATACGTGGCCGCAAACTTGACCTGGTCTTCCGGGTTGACTGACGTGGTATCTTTGTCTGAGTACGTGACCGCCGGCTCTAATTGGTAAGCGAATCTATCTCTGCTGGTTGCACCTATGTAACTGTCGGTTATTTGCCGTGTTGTTGCATCTTGCCTTCCGATGAAGCCATCCAGCCTCTCCAGTGAACCTTTCTGCACCAATGGATCAAGTGTGCTTGATAGGAATCTTTGGTTTGCGTCTGTTCTGTAGAATGCTGGTAAGTGCTGTACTGTACGCCTGTACTCGTTATTGCCTTGTTTGACAACCTCGCTGTTGGTTAGTGCATTGATTTCGCTGTCAGCCATTAGTATCCTGCCCCACTACTGCCGGAACTTGATCCCGAACCTGATGTAGTAGAGCCTGACACTGCTGATCCTGATGTGGTACTTGATGTGGATGTTGATGAGCTTGTTACCACAGTGCCGGACGCCGCCAATTGGTTGGCTCCCAGTGCTGTTATAATTGACACATCATCAACGGTGGCCCCACTGATAAAAATTTCGTCTGCCGCGGAATTGATCTGGAACAGAGACCCAAATGTCTGTCCCGATTGGTTGGGCACAATCACTACAGTAAGTAAATCTGGAGCAAGTTGATTGTGTATGAAAGCGGCTAGTTCTGTAAAATAAAAAGGATCTCCAAAATCCCAGTTGTCTAGTGCGAAGAAATCATTGATTGCGGAAATGATCCTAGTCTTTATCACTGCATCTGAAACATTGGTCTTTGTATTTTTTACAACCTTGAAAGTTGCCTGTAGTTGTTCCTCAGCACTAGTACCAAACAGTATCTTGTATTTGACAGGATGGTATACGATCTGATCTGATAAAGATTTAAGTGGGTTCAGAATGCCTGCATAACTGATCCGCAACTGATCTTGTGTGGAAGATGTTGGCTTTGTACCACCGTCTTGCAACCATATCCTGTATAGGTTGTCATATGTTCTCTCCAATAGGTACACGTCAACTATGTTAGAAACGCTGGGATCAATCCTGGTCTCTTGTCCTGCATGATGCTTGTATTGAAAATCTATAGAACTTCTGCCTCTTCTTGCTCTGTAGTCTGTGGAAGTTGTAAGTGTGTTCGTGGTAGAACTGTAGGACTTGACCACGTCCTCGGCACTGTCATAAAAGTAGAATAATTGTCCGTCTGTGTATGTCACTGTGGACAGAGTGATGTCTGTCTCATTTTTTGTCACTACAAAATTACTTGCCGCGTATGGTCTGAATCTCTCTATGTTATCGTATGAGATATACTTTTCCGAAAAAACAAATTTAGTTGATTCCGACGTGGTGGGTTCGACGAATATATCGAACAGTTCCGGATTGTCCACTACACCATCATCGTCGTCATCGTGGAATCCAACCTTGACTTTCCTATTGTCATTGAAACCGTCAATTTCAGTCACAACATCTACCACTTGCCACGTGATAGGATAGCCCACGCTGTTGCCTGTTGACACGATGCTGTTGGTCTTCAAAATCTTTACTGTGTCCTTGACACTCTTGCCAGTGGTGTAGTCGTATATCTTTTCTTTTACATCATAATGGAATTTGTTCTGGGACTCAGATTCGAGGAAATAATCTAATTTCCTGTATTGCACAGTGTAGGTGTTTCCATCGTTGGTTAATTTGTACCACCAACTGGCGTCTGCGTTTGTTTCTGTAGTTGATCCTTGTTCATCCAAACTGAACACTGTGCTGGCGCTTAGGTTAGTCGATGTGATAACTTTCCATGTCTCTGAATCTACATCATACCTAAGTCCGAAATCCTCGTAAGCCTCTATCCTGTCTATCAAATCAGTTTCCAGTGTTGATGAGAATGCTGTGGTGAATTTTGGTATGATTGCGTTAATTACACTACCGTCTGGCACTATGTTGTTAAGTGTGACTGGTCCTACTCCCGACTCGAGATTACCTGTACCGCCGTTGGCTCCGTCCAACACTACTGCACCTATTTTTGCCCATAGCCTATCTTCGGCGTCATCGGTGGTTGATGTTACTAGTACTCCGTTTAAAAATTTTCTTGTGTCAGGTGAAGTGAATTTAATCAACGCACCTGGTTTTGCAAACTTCATTTTGGACGTGGCTGAATCACCTATGACCAATGCGCCACCTGAAGTGAAGAATCCCGTGTTGGTATTCGTGGACGTGGTCGTGGAGTTCCATGTTGCGGAAAGTGTGCTGGTATCCTTGGTGCCATACTTAAGATAGTAGAACTGTCTGGCGTAGGCTTCTTTCAATTTTGCTTCAACCGATGCGTCGATCGTAGACTGGATGTCGTTCCTGTTCTTAAATGTGAACGTAAACTGTTGTACGGACTCCTCCCTGTAGAGTATCCCATCCTCTGCGAACACGCTGACGTTGGAGTATGCACCCGTTGGATCAAGAATCTCTTTGGCCCTTGATATGCCCGATGCTGATCTGTTAACGGATCTTACCTTGACAATTTCCTGAGATGCACTCAAAGGAACCACTTGGTAGTCCTCTGCCGTGATCATCCTGTTCTGACTGTAGTAAACCTGTGCGGCTTTTTCTCTTATTGAACTATTTGATTCTGTTGCCGCCGAGTTGTAAACACTTGATTTGAGACTGAGACTAATGGACAATGATTGTTGTGCACCATTGGCATCCGTGTATGGCACAGATAATTGTACGTTCTGCATGTCTGCTGACTGTATAGCGTACTTGGCGTTGTCACTGGTCCTGTAGTATGTCCTGAAACTTCCAGACGGTATGTTAGCAAAGTTGCCATCTCCAAACACCAAATCGATTGTGTCGTCATTTTTGGTAACCACATTGTAGATGTTTCTTTGGTCCTTGGACAATGAATTGTATATCGCGTTGTTGCCAGAAAGTGATGGGACTTTCTCCCAATACTCTGCCAACTGTCCAAACTGATCTAGTTTGTATAGCCAAACGTCTGTGTCGTTTATATTTGCTGTGTCAAAACTTTGTACCAAATTGGTGGTTGGTGAGTTGATTGTAAATTCGTTACTCTGCATCGTTCCCTGTTTGAAAAAGAAAAAGAATCCCGTGTTGTTGGAACTGTCTCCCGATCCGTCGGTCCTGTAACTGTATGTCAATCCTGTGCCGGGTATAGGTTCTGACTCATAGAGTGATTCACTATCTGCTAATGTGGTGGGCACTATCTCAAAAGATCTCGAAATTCCTCCAACCGACTTCTGAAAATCGAATATGGGCAGGCCCAACTGATTGGAATTTAATGTGTATATCTCTGTGTCTATGCTACCAATCTTTGCCGACTCCCTGGGCTTGCCAAACAGTTGTCCAGACGAATTCGCCGCATTCAGTATCGCAGTAAACTGTTCTCTGTAGTTAGAATTTGCACTGTCATTCCATATGATGTTCGAATTTGCTAAATTTGTTCCTGTGCTGTCCAGCACGTCTTGTGTGGTTGTGATCGAATCCACCTTCAACACGCCGGTGGCTGGTCTGTTCCTCTTGGCATTGTAGTTGATCAACCTTGCCAATCTAAGTACTGAATTCCTTCTCTCTGCTGTTTCAAGGAAGTTCTCCCTGGCATTCAGATCGACCCTGAACGACAGTGCCTGTGAGATGTAAGCGATCAGATCTATCAGTGCAACGTACTCAGAACTCTCAACGAAATCATTGAAATCATCTGGGTAGTTCTCTTTGAGATACGCCACCATGGTCCTTCTCAATGTCTCGAAGTCGTAACTTTTGAAATCTGCCTGTTGGAAAGCCTGGTAGATCTTTCTCCAATCTTCCGCGACTAATAATCTGTTCTGTCTATCTGTTGTGGCCATTGTAATTACAATGGTATTTATATGTTAGGAAATGTGCGTACTTTAAGATAGGCGTAACAACGAATTCTCATCGAAGTTGAAACTGAGTTTTTCGGTGATATCTAGTGGAACGTATGTGATAGTGGCCTGTACGGCTATGCCTTTGTCCGCTTCTGATACCAGTATTTCTTGGGTAGAAATACGTGGATCGGCGTTGAGATTGGCAGTCACATCTTCCACAATGGCGTCTTTAAGTTGTTCCGTGAATGGTTCGAATATGGCATCGTATATAATTGTGCCAAATTCAGGATTTTCCACCCTCTCGCCCTTACGCACGGATAATCTGTTGATAAGATCCTGCTTGGCCACCTCGAAGTCGTACTGTTTGAAATTATTTTTGTCCGCACGTGAACTGAAACCCTTGAAGGTAACCGTTTTGTTTGATAGGCCTCCGCCTCCCGAACCTGAACCTGAACCTGAATTTCCGTATG